TTATGTACTTTCATGTGGCAGCTAGGACATAAAGAAACTAAATTACCTTGGCTGCAATCGTCTTTATTTCCATTTTTATGATGTACGTGATGTCTTATTCCGTAAGTATTTATACATTTGTCCTCGCTTAGCCCGCACAATTGGCATTTTCTATCATCGCGTTCTCTGATAGACTCTCGTAATTCTTCCGTCCATTCTTTGGGATAGTCTCCGCCGCCTTCGAAAGCGTGGTGATCTTCCCATTCTTCTCCTATCGGATTGTCTCTGTTGTCGTAATCTCTGGCATGAAATTTATTTACGCATTCTCTAGAGCAGAATAGTTTGTCCGCTCTGTTGCGTCTGAAGGCTCTCGCTTCAAAAGTGTCTCCACACTCATGACAGTCTGCATCTATATCTCCACCCTTCCAATTCCAGTGATCTTCGCCGCGCTGTGATTCAGAAATCTTCTGTCTTACTTCTTCTGTGTGTTCTGGGGGCTCGAAATCGTCCCTTTCTACCCTGTGGGATATATAGCAGTCATGCGAACAGTATTTAGCATCTTGTCTAGATCCGTAAACTTCAAAATCCTCGTCGCACCATTTACAAGTCTTTTCAGTTCGGTTCGAGTGGTCCTCTTCATAACAATCTCTAGAACAGTATTTTCTGTCTTTTTTAGAAACGCGCGTCTCGAACTTGTCGCCGCAATATTCGCAGGTTTTTTCTATATCGTCCTTAGAAGTGTGCTCTACATAACATTCATGTCCGCAGTATTTCTTTCTGCGAGACGGTCTAGTTTCGTAATCTCCTCCACAGTTCTCGCATGTCCTCTCTACTTGGTCAGACAAGTCATCGTTCTTACACTCTCTAGAACAATACTTAGAACCTTCGGGCGAATAAGTTTTGTATTCTTCTCCGCAATATTCACACTCTAAAAAAGTCTTGGACATAGTTGAAACTATAGAAACTAAACTTTTTATAACTTACGGAATCCTGCGAAGAATAATTCACAAGAAGGCGCTCAGCTATATAAAAAGAAGACAAGCCATAAATGGCTTAGCTCTCTTTATTTAGAGAATAAATCTCTATGCGTCGCTGAAATTGATGTTGAACGTTATTTCGAGCGTGTCTGAATTTTCTACGTTAACAGTCGAAACTACCTGCCTAGATAACATCGTTGAGTTCGTATTAGAGTAAACGGAGGCTTCTCTGATCGTTGCACTGTTTCCTGTGAATGTTCCTACAAGAGTCATAGTGTTGCCGTTAGCAGAAGCAGTTAAACCTGTCTCGCTATCGACTGTGGTCTGTAGACCGCTCATTCCTTGAGTTGTTGCTGTTGCGTCTGATCCGATCGCCTCTGATCCGAACTGTTCGCCAGATAATCCTGCGCCAACAAGATTTACGATTTCGTCACGTCCTTCATTAACTGTTGCCATGTTATATAATCACCTTAAACTAGTATTTATATCTTTTGGTCGAGCGGAGATCTAAACCGCCCAATTGGTTTTGAAAGATCGGTGAAACTGATCGCTTGCAGTTTCAAAGCTCTACTTCTCGCTTTTCCTTGAGTTCGTCTTCATCATCATATACTTTGACTTCAATCGTACCCGTTAGACCGAGATCTTCCAGACCCTGTCCGTCCGGAACTACTTCCTCTATGTCAAGTCCGATCTCGTCAGCGATTTTTTCAAGCCGTTCTACCTTTTCTTCCTTTGTTAAGTCTTCTTCAGTCATCTTAATATCGAGTCCTCTTTAATATAATTATTGTATTTTTTGATGGAACCTTTTTTCTAAAAAGTTCCTATATGACCGAGGCGCGAACCTCGTAATGCCCTCCGCGTCCGGGCAGAACATATTTTGCTACCTCGTCTATCCTATATTCTCTGTCTTCCGTAACTATAATATTTCCTTCTGAAACGCCCGGTTCCTTAACATCGAAAAAAGCCCTTATCTGTTCATTGCTGAAATCTCCTTCCGGGCCCTCTTCTACCTCTCGACCTTCAGGCTGAAATACGCAACAAACGGTTTTTTCGGTAACGGATTCGTTAATAGGATCGCCCCATTCATTTACCTCTCCGTCACTTACTACTTTAAGTGTAATGTTCCTTCCTACCGAGTTGTTAATCTGAGGCATGTATGCCATTTTAAGTTCACCTACACCAAAGCCGGTAGTGCTGCTGCACCAATTCCTGCTACGGTGCCGACAAATGCAGCTATACCTCCAGCCACTTTTATCTTTGTTTCGAGCTTGTCTACTTCTTCCTGTACGCCGTCAATATCCTGACGATGATTTTGTATATCTTTTGCATTACTTTCGATAGAGTTGTTTATCTCGTGTAAGTGCTGTTCGATTTTTTTTATGTCTCCATGCATTTCTAACACTAAATAACTTATATCATCGGATACGTTTTCGCTGTTAGGTAGTTCGCTAATTTCGGACATTGGTAAACACGTTCTCTATATTGTTTTTATTTTCTCCAGACTGTAGTAGTTCTCGCTGGCCAATTCTCTGAATAGATTCTTCGTATTTCCGCATTTGCTTAGTCGCAGATCCTTCACTTGTATCGTTTACAGATACAGATCCTACGCTAAAGTTATCGAAATTACCTACATTTATTCCGCTGTATGCTAGTGCTCCTGTGAGGTATCCGCAGGCCGCTTCTATCTTTTTAGCCGGAGTCTGCATGTCTGCTGGAGCAACCGCGTAACTTACAAATGGTCCATGCTTAACTTCATCTCTTTTTAATGCGTCGCCATTCTGCTTCTCCATTGTAAATTGACCTATGCTGGCGTCATCTAGAGAAACAATAGTAGGTACGACTCTATTATCATCGCCGTCTATGTAATATACTTGTATATCGTCCTTGTCTACTTCGCCATCGTCGTTAAAGTCGCCAACGTGCAAATTAGAGTTGTGAGTCTCTTTAAGATAGAATGTCTTGTTACTGTCGTCGATTGTGTTGTCTTTGTAATTGGCTACCCTTTCCATCTCCCAAGCATTTACTTCCTGATTGAGATCGTCGTTAATATGAGGCGTAGCTATGTCGTCTCTATAATCTCTAAGCTCTGTATCGCTAGCGTCTTCCGATTCTATCTGAGAAAGCTGTCTAATTTTCTGAATACTACAATAAGTCATCTTATTCACTCGCTAGCTTGCTCAATAAGGCTTTCGGCTCTCTTTTCGCCAATGCCAGAGATAGGTTCTAGATCTTCGGGAGTTGCGTCCGCCAGATCTTCAACTGAATCATATTCGTCAGCAAGAACATTAGCTATCTCGTCTCCTACGCCATTGAGTTCTTCGAAAGATCTATCTTTTTTCTGAATCTCTGGCTCGGATTCTGTCTCGACTGATCGAGCTTCTTCTAGCTTAATCCATGCTTCTGTAGCTTTAGCTTCTTCGCCTTCTCTTAAATATTCTCTGTACTTAGCCTTAAGTTGTTCTATGTTTGTCATTATTAATAGTCACCTCCTCGCTAAAGGAAAAGTAAAAAATGTGAAGGTATATACCTTCGGTTTTTAATTCTGTTCTGAATCGTCAAAAGCAACCCATGATACGGTTTCTTCAGAACCTGTCGATGCTCTCTCTGCTGTAAATCCTGTTTGGCTCCTTGTACTGTACCAAACGTCTGTGTCGGCGCTGTTGCCAACAACTACAGCAGGTGCGTTTCTCATTGCCTGTGCAAAGCTAACGCTTGCAGTAGACTGTCCGGCAGTGAAATCTATTGTGTCTGCCTGTAGGTTCTGGAAAAATCCATATCCGCTTCTAAATCCGTAATCTCCGATAAATAATCACCTGTTGTGTATTTTTATGATACGAGGTTTTGGCTAATAAACCTTTCTGGCTGACCACTCGGCATCGCCGTCCTCAAAAGAGGCGTCGACTCCATACGTCCGAGATTGGACTTTCGTCCTAACCAGCCCCAGTAAATAATAAAATGGGGGTAAAATTAAAAGGTCGGCTTCTCTACACGACTATACGTCAAAAGACGTTTGCGCCCTGTAGAGTCACCATGCTCATAAAGAGACTTGTGCGATGAGCTCGAACCTGTAATCAGGTACCAACTAATCAGCTTTACGCTGTGCTAATAGTACACAGTGCGTCTGGCTGAATTGTAGTTGTGGTAAATGCCTGATCGTAATAGATTCGCTGCTCGGCTTCTTCTCTGTCGTACTCCATGGCTGTGTTTGGTTCTTCTTTCCAAACTAGTGCCTGTCCAACAAGCTCTCCGTTTCTCTTACGACCAATCATAACGGCTTCGTTGCCTGACCCGTTTGTGATTGCTGTAGATGTAACGACTCTTACGTTGAGATACGAACCAATCTCTCCTGATGCAATGACTTCTCTGTCACCATACTCAGCAGCGTTTGTGAACTGAGAATCAGTTCTTAGGTCGTGCTGTTGTGCTGGTGAGATAACGAGGAAGTAAGGTTCATAATTGTTGTCCTCGATGTTCTGCATTGCTTTTGAAATTGAATCAGGTGTAAGTGTTCCGCTTGTGGACTGGTCAACGTCGTTTGTAGCACTTGAAACAGCTTCGCTGCGTAGTGCTTCATCAACGTCTTGCGCCATCTCCTGAGCAATTGCATTTTCAGCTTCAGCGACTAGATCGACTGAAGTTGTCATCATTGACTCTTTGGAGAGTGCGATTCCGCCCTTGTAGAAGTCTCCGCCTGAACCTGTGCTGATTGTAACATCAACAGTTGTGAGGTTATCAAGATCGGTAAATGTACGACCTGCTCCTTCACTGGTTCCTGTTGCAGAGACATCTAGGTGTCCTGTACTTTTAGGAATGTGGAGTGTGTCGTCTCCTGATCCGACTAGATCGTCGAATACTCTGGAAACGTCTTCGAATCTCCTCATTTCCTCAGCGTCACGTACAACTTGTTCAAGCCATTCTTCAGCTTGGACACTGGAAATTCCAGATGTGCCTGTTGTGGTGTCGCCAAGTTCGACAGTCTGTAGCTCTTCACGGTTCATCTCTCGAACTCCGTCTGCTAGTGAATTAGATCCTGCCATAATAATCACCTATTAATGTTGCTAGCCTGTGCTTGGTCTAGCATTTTTCTCATGACTCCTTTTCGAAGCTCTTCTCGATCCTGATCTTGTACTTTCTCTCTGAGCTCCTGAACTTCCTGACCAGTTGCCTGACTTGCACGTGCAGGTTCTGTTTCAGATTCTGAAAGCTCTGTCACTTGATCTTTGAGATCTTCGATCTGAGATGTCATGTTTTCCTTTACTTCAGCTACTCTTTCTTCTACTTTCTCTTCAGCAGATTTTTGTTCTTCTTCGAACATGTCTGCTAGTTCCTTGTAGCCAAGTTCTGGATTTTCGGATTTTTTCTCTTTTACAAACTGCTCAAACTCTGATAGGTTTGCTTCAGATTCTTCATCTTCTTCAACTTCTTCAGGCTCTTCGTCTCCTTCGCCTTCTTCAACTTCTTCAGATTCTTCATCTTCCTGAAGCTCTTCTTTCAGATCTTCAAGCAGTTCTTCTTTGAGGGATTCTACGTCGACAGAAGCCTCAGCATCCTCTGATACGTCTCCGCCTTCCGGAGAGTCTTCAGGTTCTGACTCAGGTTGTTCGTCTGTCATAGTGGTATTGTCACCCATAATATCGTTTGAGTTATCATTTTCTGCTCCACAGTTGCAGTCTCCCGGTTCTTCTGCCGGAGCTCTGTGGACTGCGCAATCACTCATGTGATTGCATTCGTTCATTTCTTCTTCGTCTTCCTCTGGACCGTGTCCAGACATATCTTCGTCATCTTCAGGATTGTGACCAGCCATGTCTTCATCGACAGGCGTGAAATCAGCATCCTCGAAATTATCGTTCGCCATTTGCGTAATCATACTCTCAACTCTTTTGAGAGCTTCGCCAGTCAGACCTGTAACTTGACCTGCTCTTGCTTTTGCGTTAGCAAGCGCGTTAAGGTTAAGTGTTCTGTCTGGTTCAACTACTGGAAGAGCTAAATCGCCAAAGTTCTCAGCAGGGAATCCTGTCTTTGATACAATAAAATGACCTTCTATTGCTGAACGATCTGATTCGCTCAGGTCGTCCCAACTATCTCCTCTGCCAAAGTCCTCTAGATCTGGAGTATTCCATTCTTGGTCAGCCGTGTCTTCGAACTGAGGTTCGTGGATCTCCATATCCTGTAGCTCCATACCTTCCATTTCGCTATTAATATATGTGGTCTTGACTGCCGGATTTAATACTAAACTAAAGTTCTCATAACGCATGTTTTTCATTTCGTCGCCATCTGTTCGGCCAGTTACTTTTGCTGAAATGCCAAACTTGGCTCCATACTCAAGCTTTCTTGCAGCTTCTTCGTCAACGATAACTAGGTCGCCGACCATTTCGTCGCCTTCCATTCTAATATCCTTGACTTCGCCAATCCATGCTCGAGCGTCGCGGTCGTCGTGTTCGAAGAAGAGTGCGTTATTTTGTTCGATCTCTCCTTCATTATCTTCAGCCTGTTCAAACTCGGTTTTTCTTAAACCTTGTTCGATTCCTTCGGCTGTCCAATCGACACCGTTCCATCTTCCGGGGCTGATCAAATTAACATCCTCTACCTTGTAAGGGAGTGTAATTTGTTCATCAATATGTTCTGCCATTTCCTTAGTAACTTTCTGTTCTTCTAGAATTTGTGCGCCCGGAGACATATAAAAGAAAAATGGTTAGCCTAACTTTAATAAGTACGGGTGGGAAGAAGAGATATACTACTTAAATTAAGTCGAAAGCCTTCTGGTATTTATGAACAGTCCAGTTTGAAACTTCGGCCTCGTCTGCTATATCTGGTCGGCTATTGCCTTCAAGACTCATCTCTACTATTGTTCTAATCTGTTTAACTGCTATTTCTCTAGATCCTACTGGTCTTCCCATTCTAATTCCTCCTTTGGCACAAACTTTCTTTCATCTTTGTAAGTTGAATCATAATCTCGAACCATCATTCCTTCGGTGTCTGGAAGCTGGCGATAAATTGCCGCCGCATCCTTTATCTCTTCTTTTTTATCGAAATCACTGCCGTCTGATACTACTATAGGCTTAGAAAGTCTAACACTGTAGCTCCAGTCGAACTTGTTAAGCAGATACTTATAACGCTCGTTCCACGGCTCATCTCTGATATCTTCTTCATCGTAATACAGAATATCGCTAGTATAGAATCTTTTGTCAGCGATCCAGCCTTCGATAATAAATTGTTTGTCAGATATATCGTGAGCTAGCCTCTCGTCGAAATCTGTATCTAAGTCTTTCGGTTTTATTTTGTATTCGTTCTCTTCAGGAATCCCCATTATAAGAACATTAGGCCCTTCAATCTTTCTATCAAGGACTTTTTTATCCTTCATCTTAAAAGGCAATTCTCTATCTCTTTTCGTCTTCATTATTTTCTCCAGCCTCTTCTACGTAAATATTTGATTTATCGGCGTCGATAGCCAGCGACATAGTTGTCATCATCTTATATAAATCGACCTCTGTAATGTGTCCGCAAGCGTATTTTGTGGCGACTTTCACGCTATAGCCTGCATTATTGGCTTTTTTACAAAAATTAAAATCTTCGCTAGTATCTAATTCGCCTTTTTGATTCATCTCGAACTCGAAAACAGGTTGGTCTATATCCTCTAAAACTTCTCTCTTTATAGCGATGCAGCCGGTTCCTACGCCTTCTACGTCAATTAATTCTCCAAATTCGCCATCATGCATTCTATAGCTACCATCTTCTCCTAGATCAGTAGCAACAGGATAAGGAACACCTTCTCTAGTAGAAAATACTACGGGAGATATAATATCGAACTCGTAATCCAGTATTTCCGTAAAGTTGTCTGGCGGAATTATATCAGAATCGACCATAATTAGTGTGTCGTGTTCTGTTTCCTCAAGAAAATAGTTAACTATCTTATTTCTGTTTGTGTCGACCGGCTGAGAGTAACTATAATGTACTTCGTGATCTTCTCTCTGCTCTAAGTCGCTCAAAAGTTTGGATAATTCTACCCTAATGTTTCCCTGATGTGGAACTGCTATCAATACCATTCTAAGTACCTCTTAAGTATAGTGACGATTTTACTCGTCGTCTTCTTCCTGTGAAATCTCGTGAATCGTAGAAGGTTCTGTTCTTACGAAATTACTTTCGTCTTCACTATCGGTAGTGTCGTAAGAGTCAAACATATCTCTAGCCTTCCTGCTGTCTCCTTCGTCAGACATTCTTACCGGCTTACTCCTGTTAGGTCTTACATTCTCGCCTGTCTTTCCTTCTACAAAGTCGAGCCAGTCGCCGTGAGTATCGCCCGGCATATACATAGTCTGTCCTCCTCCAAACTGATGAGTGTGAACTCCTTCCAATCCTATATTCTGAGCTCTTTCCATAGCTCGCTCCCTATCATCGTAAAGAACTTGTGTCGGAACTGGCTGGAATTCGTAATTTGGCTGAGTAATTTTCTCCTCCCTAGCCATCTCCTTTTGTTCTCGCTCTTCCGCTTCAAAATCCGTAGATTCAAGAGTATTTTCTAGGTGCGCGACCATCGTTCCGGTAAGAGCCTTTTCGTCATTATCGTAGACCTCAATAAGATATGCCGGATTTCCTTCTTCTCCACATACTTTAAAATCTCCATCGATAGAAGCGTCGTAACACTGGTCGCTGGTTCGATCTCTAATTACGCCGTAAGCTTGACCGCCAGAACTATTCCAAGTTACTTTATCGTTTTCTTCAAACTCGAAGTCCTGCATTTCGATCTTCTCTACAGGTTCTAGCTCGTCGCTATCCGGTCTATCTGGTAAGGAGTCGAAAGGTAGATAAGCCCAGTTTATAAGACTGATCGCCCATTCACTAGGACATCCGAATGCTCCGTCTCTTGGTTCGTCCGGCTTGTTCGGTCGCATTCTACTAACAAAACTAATTGTACGCTTGGCGTCCTTGATGTCGCCTTCCGTCCAGTCTTCCTTATTCTTAGTAAGAAGTCTGAGATTTCTTTTAATAACTGCTTCTGGATCTACGCTAGCTTCTCTGCTGCAAGGGTTAGCGCTCCAGCTTTCTAACTGCGAGGCTGTCATATTGACGCTATCCTTGAAGTCCGAATAGACTTCGTCCAGTCCTTCATCTTCCTGTAGAACTTCGTCGAGATCAACCTTAACTTCTTCGTATGCTTTAGAAATTGCGCTTGGATCTAGCTCTTTTTCGCCATTTCTTATATCAGTCATAGCGATGTTGAGTTGCCACAAGTATTCTACCTTGTGTTCACCAAGCTCGATTATCTGTCTTTTGTTATATTCCATAATATATCATTTAATGCTTGAAGATTGAATATGATCGCCAGACAGGATTTCTCTTTCTCTGTCAGACAAGTTATTCATGTCGATTTCTCCACACAGTTCCTTTATTTCGCTATCGTCTTCTTTCTGAATATTGTCTCTTGCTTCGTCTTCGTCGCCAAGTTTGAATCCTTGAATCGTAAGCACCTGATCGTCACTCCACTCTAGCTCAGGATAGTTTTCGAATCCTTCCTCATTAGCTATTCTCTCAAATATCTGACGCTCGATCGTCCTGCTAGTTCTTTTAATGATGTCATTCATCGTTATCTCATACATACGGCTCTGAGCAGCTAGGGTTGCTCGGTTCACCGATTCTCCGGCGCCTGTAGCGTATGCGCTAGGTATTCCGGTTCCTGTAATAATCTCATCGTTAAAGTGTTCGAAGAAATCAATAAGTACTTCCGGCTGTTCAGATTCTAGAATTTCTACATCGACGTAATAAGGTAGAGACATAGCGGTCGAACTTCCGGCTTCGACCAAGTTATCAAGCATGTCAGATACTTTCTGAGGGCTTGGTTCGTGTTGCTCGTCTCCAACCTTTGCTACTCGAGTAGGGAATAGCTCGCTGTGAGCTTTGTTTCCGTAATCTTCTTTAAGCTGGTGAGATCTTTCTGCGTCTCTAAAGATTGGTTCGACCAATCCTATTGGGAAGAACTCTTCTCCTACAGTATATAATTTAAAGTGCGCTACATTTTCTGCCGGTAGATATACTTCGTTCGGAGCTACTGAGACTTCTTCCGGAGGCTCATAAACTTGTTCTACGGATTCGAAACTTCTAGGTAGCTGCTGTACGTAACCTATCGGATTATTATATTTGTCAAGTGCGATTCTTGTGCTACCATAGTCAGTCTTGGCATAATCAATAGATTTAGGGTCCATTACTGCCAGATCAACTACTTCGCCAGTATTCTTATCTCGAATTAATTCGACGAAGGCTTCTCCATAAATCATCTGGAATCTAAAGATTGATTCAAGAATTTCATCCCAGTGCTGATTTCCTCCAATGTCGCCTACAGTATCAAGAAATTGGTCATAAAAGTCTACGTTGTCGCCAGAAAGAGAACGTCCGCGAGAAAGAATCATTTGTGCAGTTTTATTAATAGAGTTGAAAACTACAGGTACACTCCTGTAAACGTCCTCGAGCTTCTTCGAGTCTATTCTTTTGCCTAGCGGAGTTTCTCTCTGAGTTGCCGGATTACCAGCACCTCTGTTTACTGTCTGAAGTTCTCGAGTTTCTGAAAGAACTTTGGTTAGTGTCTTCATTTAATTGATCAACCTTCTATTTGTGACTTTCCTCTAAATGTGTGGTATAGCTCAGGAAGCTCCTGTCTTACTCCATACCACAAAATTCCTGTTCCAACTATGTACTTAGGATTTGGCTCGATAAGCCCGAGCCCCCATGCACCCACAGACCATATAAGTCCATAGGCGAGTATCCATGGCGCCCAAGACCAAGCGAAGTAGTTTACGTAGTTAGACCACGCGTCGTTCCACTTTTTGCTAATCTTGGACTTAAAACCTCCTGTCTTGGAGGATACTAAAGTATTGTATTTATCGTATCGGTCTTTAAATCCGGAGACCGAGATTCCGTACTTATTATTTAAATAGTTCTTCGACTTCGTTGCTTTCTTTTTTGCCTCGTAAGCATATTCAGAGGCTTTTTGCCTACAATCAGAACAAAAATCTCTTAAGTTATCAGTATAAGACATGCTGGGAAGGTACCTGTTTATTAATGGTCACTCTTTATATAAAAAGATTTTGGTCTAGTTATGAGCGATTATCGATTCGACCGTTTTTTGCGTATCCATTACATTGCAGACCATAGCTAGAGAAATTGGCAAGTCATCGTGAGCTGCGGTGCTTTTATAGGTTACGGTGCCCGAATCAGTCTCCGTTGATCCAAAGCCGAGCAATTCGGCGTACAATTTGTCTGTAAGTTGCTTAGCTCTGTCTCCTGCTCTAGGAATTTTGAATTTATTGTTTTCTATATCATTTTTAAGTCCTACTAACAGTCCTGATCTAGCTCGCTGTTCGAACGACTGCCCTTCAACTGGTAAACCGCTCTGTAGTAAGTTCCTGTAAGTGCGAGCCCCAAAGTTCGTCTTGTCAACTACTACCTTATTAAAATCAAATATATCGTGGAGTTCCTGTATTCGCTTCTCCTGTTCGTCCAGACCCATTCCTCTTATTCTTTCTATAAAGCAGATTCTAGGAGTCTCATCCTGCGGAACTTCCATAACTGTGTAAACTGAATAGTCTCCTTTTTTTGATACAGCTAGGTCTACGCCCATGTAATACTTAGCACCTTCTTTAGGATTCTGGTGGAAGTCTAAGTCTTTATCATAAAGCTCTATTACGTCGTTCGGGTCATACATGTCGCCTTCAACCGATAAGGCTTCGCATAAATATTCCTTTTGGAACATAGTAGGATCTTCGCTTCTCAAATCTTTAATGCGTTGCTCATCGAAGTTTTCAGGGAATATAGGATCGACCATCTTGTCCTGTTCTTTACTGTAGAATGATTCGTCGCTACCTTCTTCTCCTTCCTCTATCTCTCTAAATACAGGGTATTTTTTACTCCAGTAGCCTTTGGAAGACACGTCAGGAAATTCGATTACTTCGTCAGTACTTACTTCTGTCTCGTCACATCTAGTATTCTCGCATATGTAGCCGTCTATTTCTTCGTCACCTATCTCCGAGTCTTCTCCTAATGGTGAAACTTCTGTACCGCAGTAAGGACATTCTGGCGGTTTTTGTCCCTCTGATAGTTTTGCCATAAGGTCGTTCTCGTGCACAGGAGTAGATATTAAACATACTGTTCCGCCTCTTGATGCTGCTCTGGTTCTTACAAATCTAAAGTAGACGTCGTGAGGCTTGAATTCAGCAGCTTCATCGCACAAAACAAACGATACGTGTTCTCCTTTGACCTGCTCTCCGTATGGACGACATTTTATCTGATTTCCTTCCGTAGTCTCTATTTCTTTACGTGCCCAAGAAGTATCTTTGTCATTTGGATAGAAGTCTTCTAGATAAGGCGCCTCTTCTATATGATGTTTAATCTCTGCTAGTATTTTTTTAGCCTGATCGAGAGTGTCTGAAACTATAAGAGCATCAAAGTCGCCCGGATTTTGGAAAACTTTCCACAAAATATATAATGATCCGAATACGGTTTTTCCTGCTCCTGTATGTGCTGTAAGAGAAACTCTGTCATTATTTTCTACAGCTTCTACCCATTCATTGTGAAATTCTTTAACCTTTACTTCATTACCCGGGTAATAATCTTGGTCAACAAATTTAGGATGCGTTGCAAAGTACTCGAAATCTCTACGAGCCTTAAGCACTTCAGAAACATCAGGTCCATCTTCAGAATCACTAGACATGGAGAAACATTATTATATTGTCGCCTTTTAAATAAAAAGGTTATGGTTCCGTAAAGTATAAAAAGATTGAGAGTTATTCTAGTGCATGAATCAGCGAGAGCTTGAGATGAAGAGAAATGATAACGCGAGCAAGGTAAAACATACGGACGCTCGCCATCGGAACAAAATTACCGTACATCCTCAGAACAGCAAGCGGCACGAGAAGAAGAAGTTCGACTTATGCTGGGAGCTTTTGCAGGACGATAAAGAGTTTATCACAGAGGCTCGTTTTAAAGACAGAGATATTCGAGCCGACATATTTATATTAGACACGGGAGAAATCTGGGAGATCGAGTCTAGTGATTATGAGTTAGACGAACGAAAATCAGAGTATCCGGAAGATAAAACTACTATATTTCACTTGGAGTAAGAATTATGGCTAATGAAGAATTTGAAGCGCCAGAATTCGGTATATGCTATAGAGAATCGGCAGGATTTTTAAAAGGTCGACGTAAAGTATCTGTATATACTGGCGACGACCCTAAGATGAAAGGTAAAGAAAAAGTATATTCTAAAAAAGGAAAATATATTAGAGAGGCTAAAAAATGAAACAGAAGTTTATTGAGCTGCCAGAGGCGGCCGCACGGCAAATTGAGATCGGAGACACTATTATAGTCTACGGTCCAGAATATGAAGTAAAATCAATTAGATTCGACGAAGACGGAAACAAGATCGAGCTCGTTAGAGATGATGGCAAAGAAACAACAATGGAGCTAGAAGAAGGAGTTGAGAGTTCGAATGACAAAGAGCCGGAACCTGTTTTAGATGAAGGCGATTTCGAAGATCTTAAGGAGTTGAGAGAAGAAGTCGAAAAGAAGCTTGACAGTGATCTGCTATGAGTATGAGTGAAGACGACCACTACATAACAGAAAGCTATGATGAATTCTTTGGCTACTTGATTAGAGACGACTATCTAGAAGCTCACGAAATATGGCGAGATCTTGATGGATTCTTGGGAGATGAAGCTCCTAGTGAATACGAGATCGATCGAGCACTGGAAGCCGTATTTAGAAATTCTGAAAATGTAGACATAGTAGAGGTCGACGGAGGCAACATTTATGATACAAGCGATTTCTCAATCGACGACCATTATGAAATAGAAGCCAAGTTTTTACAGAACGAAGATCTTTAACTTTCCGTAACGTATATAAAAGTTGAGGACAAAAGAACTATTAAGGCGGACAAGAGAGTGAGCTAAATTAAGATCTTCGGATGCTCTAATGAACAATAGGAGATCGGGCTCGTCGTCCTACATATAATAATTGGAGTCGTTGCCCAATAGCTGTCTCTCTTCCGGCAGAGGGATAGACGAAGATCACACAATTTCAATTCAACCATAAAGGTCTTTTACACTCTCCTCCATGCTCGCAATGACTTTGTCCGCCGACATTCTCCTTTTCATCAAAAAGAGGACTGATAGAGATTAGCAGAGGATTCAAATGTGACGGTTGTGGCGAATTTATTAGAAATCCAATTAAAGTTTCTTATCCGACAGAGGACAAAAAATTAGATTATCTGGGTGCCGAAGTAACTAAAGGAGATATGCAAGATGAAACTCCTGACGAAGAGCACTATTGTAAAGATTGTGGAGAGAAAATCAATTCTATAGGAGATGATAATAGTGAAGACTGAACTAATAGAGATCGAGGATCAAGAAGAATTACTTGAGCTAAGAAGAAGGCATATTCAAGATAATATAAATTTAATAGACGTAGGTTACGCTTTTAATTTAAAAGATAGAGAAGTTGTTATAGATAAAAGTATAGTAGCTCTAGTAATTC